AGCTTAGCCAGCTTGTTAAGCATTATTATCCACCTCCACAATAAAAGCGCCGAACCCTGCGGCTTTTACCTTATTCATATACTGCTCGGCATTCTCCCTGCTGCTGAACGCTCCGACCTGAACACGGTACAGATTCTTCTGATCGACAGCAGCGGACGTTATATATTCATGCAGAACAGCCCAGCGGTTCTCATCAACATAGTACCACGGGCAGTATTTACCTGTCAGGTCATAGTGCCGCAGGACATTTCCAGCCGAGATATTGTACTTCTTCATAAGGTACTGTACCAGTTCGCGCAGAGCCGACATAGACGCTGTTTCAAATTCTCCGCTTGCCTTTGAATAGCAGACCTCGATATGCAGCGTTCCGGCGTTTTTGCCACTTGCGGCATAGGCTGTCTCGTTATCGGGAACAACACGGATTACCTTGCCGTTCAGTCCGACTATGTACTGCGTGCTCGTCCAGTTGTTCGGCTTATTAGGAAATCTTCCCGTTGCGACATTCGAATAAAACAGCGCCAACCTGTCCGCATCAGTTCCAGCCTGTCTGGTATAATGCACACATATGCGCTTCGGAGTTGACTTGCTTCCTGGGCGGTTATACTTATTAATAGGAATGAGCTTATCAATTATTTTCATCTTTATCCTCCATATCTGCGAGCTCCGCACGGAGCTGTGCCGCTTCTTCCTCAAGCGCCTTGAGCCTGCTCTTGTCCTCGTCAGTGCCGACGCCTGCGACTATTGCCGCAAGCGGGCGTATTCTTGCCCGGTCGATTTCGGAAAATCTCCGGGATATCTTGGCGGCTCTGAGCCGATTTTCCCGAGCAGCACGCTGCTCGTCATTTTCGCGCGGTTCGATGATTTCATCATAATTCTGCGACATATGCGTATCCTCCTTCTACTGCCTTGATGTCCGTTATTGTCCTCATGCTGGGACGTAAATCCAGCGGGTCGATATCGTTCGTGCTCCGTATCTGATAGAAACGCTGACACTTCTCAAGCTCGGTCGCCAGGTCGGGATGAACAAACAGTGTTGCAGAGCCATTCTCCAGCTTCATCCACTCAATGGTAAGCGAATCTCCAATTTCGATGCCTTTGTTCAGGCTCACGGATAACGCTGATATGTACTCGCTGTCAGGTAGATCTACCGTCACACTGTTTATGCCAGCCTGAAGCCTGGGAGTATAGTAGCTGTCAACGTAGTCCCCAGCTGCGGTCACAGTGCGGATACGCGCGGCCCATACTCCGGTGACGTCCGCTGCCTTGAGAGATAGCGTGTATTTTCCAGGTGGAAGCGGGAACTCAAAATCCTGCCAAAAAGCGTGGGTTGTTGACGACGCTGTTACCGTAGAGGTGAGCTTTACACCGCCGGAAATCGGCGCTGCGCTGCACTTCCCGGGGGAATACCATCTGTCGACCGTGTAGCCGGAGGTGTATTCAGCCTGCCCGCGCTGATTTATACGGAAATCCGGATTTATCAGCAGGTTCGGATTGCTGTAATTCACCGCGTTCCACGCTGCCTTTTCAGTGGCGGTAACGTGGATATCCGCGTTTCCTTCATGAGCTGCAATCGCGCCGCGAGCAACTTCGTCCACACCGCTCTCGCCGCCTGTCGATGTGGACACCTTAAAAGGGCATGCGGTGTAATCGCTCCCTACAAGCTGAATCGAGCCAGTCCCGAGCAGGTACACTGTCCTGCAAGCCCCGTCAATCCTTACCGCCTGTCCCGCCGGAATGCTGACTACTCCGTCAGCGCCCGCCGTAACGCCCGGAGCGGCGGACGCGTACACGGTAGCCGTGCCGTCGTTCCTGAGCCAGGCGTTCGTCCCGCCGCTGTAATCTGCCCTGATTTCCTCGCCGGTGAGGACGATTGTTTTTGATGTCATGATTTATCCCTCCAAAAGTACCTTTTTGCCGTTGTAATAAAGCCCATCTGCCTTTGCCTCAAGCTTTCTGCCTGTATCATCGGTCGTGCTGTATATAGCCCATCCTTCGTTTGTTGCTTCAAATCTATACGTAATGTTTTTGCTGTTAACGAAAGAAAGTCCGGATGGTCTAAGATAAAACTTGCCCCTTTGGTAGACCCACAGTCGTGTAGTATTATCCACCTCAATCATTATGCTTTTTTCACCTTGGTTATCGAGAATAATCATGTTGCTACCGGAACTAAGCTCTACAAGCTGCTTGGGGTAGTCTGATGAAATAGTCAGATGCGACGCGTTAGTCCCGCTCAGCATAAAGCCATTACTAGCGCGCTGAAGAAACGCCCACCATTCGCCGTTCTGAAACATACACAACCCTCGTCCGTCCTGCACCGCGGCATACGAGGTTTGGGTCGGGGACACAAGCTTTTCTGCTGTCCTATCACCTTTCGCGTCCTGACTAGCCTGCTGAACCTGACTGTAAGAAGTCGGAGTAAAATTACTGTGGCTGGACACGTTCTCAAACCCGCCGCAGATAACAGTCATAGAGCAGTTGCCGGATATCACGATTTTGGAAACATTCCCGACAACAGTTACCTGCTCCTCCTCATCATAAACCTTAACTCTGTCGCCGATACGCAGGTCAAAATCAGGCTCGGCAAGCGTGAACGACATCGGCGTAAGGTCGAAGCCCTTGTAGTAGTTGTATATCTGCTCCAGCGCCGTTTCGAACGACGTATCATCAAGCCCATAGCCGATATACTGATTATTAAGAACAAGCGTATACCCATCGTCCGTTCCCATCTCATAGGTCTTGTTCTTCTGCGAGGTCTTTACCTTTGAGAACGTTACGGTTTCGTCGCTGTAGTCAAGCTCCATCAGGTCGCCGGAGCGGTATTCCCGGCTCACAATCTTGGAAAACTTGTCTATCTGGAGCTTCCCATCATCGTTGATATGTGCATAACCGCCGTTCCACTCTGCCATTCCCGCCACCAGATTGCGGCAGGAATTAGCGTAGATATATTGCGTGTAATCAGCGGAAATAATGCCGTTGTCCCATGCACCGTTAAGGACAACGTTGTCGAACGACACCTCGGAAGCAAGCCCGGCTTCAAATACGCACTGAGCATACACAGCCCAGAACGTCTGCGGAAACGTGTAATCGGTCGGGAACTCGGTGTCCAGCTTCACCATATCGTCGTATGCGGTAAGTTCTATCACGCCGTTCCGGCGCTTCGGAAGCTCCGTATTGTAGTAGCCGAAAAATTTCCCGTCTATCTCAAGCTTTACGCGGCAGTTCGCGAATGTGCCCCGGGAGAAACGCTGCGTATTGTTATCAATGAGCAGGTACAGCGTTTTCGCATTCACGCCGCCAAGTTCAAAGGTCTCGCCGGAGTAGCAGCTCGCTTCGTACTGAAAATCGAACAGGTCGTCCTCGGTCAGAACGATATCCTCCTGACCGGCTTTTGAAAAGGTAATTAAAAACACCTTTAAGCCTCCTTACTTTTCGCGGAACTGCACAGTTACGCTGATATCTCCCTGGAACTTCCCAAGCTGGATATCCGCTTCGTTGATGTCCTGCGTATGGCTTTCGACATGCATTGTTTTCGTCAGAAATTTGCCTTTCGACGGGCTGTAGTACGTCAGCTTTCCGTAAGTGCTGGCGTCGATTTTGCCGATTGCGGCGCTTTCCTCGGCGGTCAGCCCCTCCCACGTTACACGGACGTCCTCTTTCCGGGCGATTATCTTCTTGGAGTAGGAACCGCCGAGGGTCTGTCCGCTGTTGGTTCCCTCAACGATACGCTCCTCAAAGGATATCCCCGGGGACGGTATCGGCAGCGGTTCTCCGTTCCACCACATCATAAAATATCACCTCTCAAGTCATAAGCACATTTTTGCCGGTCTGAATTATCTTGCCATTTGTGACATCGACCATGACGTCCGCAAGCTTCTGCGTACCGATATAAACCGGGACGTTTACGATCTGGGACATCAGCTTTGTCGCGCCGCTCAGTACGGTTCCGGCTGCGCTCATGCTCTGGGCGGCGACAGGAGCAGTGGACAGCGTTCCGCCGCTCACCGCGGCAGCGATATCTCCGAGGGTTAGATCCTCGGTTCCGAGCTGCTTGTTCCAGCCCTCGACGAACGCTTTTGCGGTGTCGAATCCGACCTGATACATGTCGCTAGTCATGCCGTCAAACGCGCTGCGGAGCTTGTCCACAAAGTTCTCCTTGAGGCTGTTGACCTCGTCCTGATAGTATTTCGCGGATATTTCTGCGGCTGTCTTGTGGAGCCGCTCAAGGCTGTCGAAATAGCTGTTCCATGCCTGATCCGACATATTGAGCAGCTTAGACCCGAACTCCATGCCTTCCTCAATATCCATGTTCAGTATGGAGCTGAGCGTGCTTTCATCAGCGCCGCGCGCCTTGAGAGCGTCCAGCATTGCGCCGTATTCCTCAAGAACCTTGATGTTGTCCTCAATGCTGTCAGCGCCCATCTTGTAGGTCTCGACATCATGCTCGGCGGTCGTGATGGTGAAATCACCCTTGACCGCTATCGTCTCCGGAATGGTTTCGGTGACTTTTTCGAACGTCTTGTTGAAATCCGTAAGCTTAGCCGTCAGGCTGTCCCGGGCGGAAACTATCTTTTCCAGAGCTGACAGCGTGGTGTCGCTGGTGTCGTTCAGGAGCTGTTCCAGAGCGTCCTTGTTCGCCTGGATTATCTTCTGATTGTATTCGTAGGTCTCAAGGAACGCGCTGCGCCATTCGGCGGAGTTTTTGTCGAGGTTCTTGTCCCGGAGCTTCGCCAGCTCGGAATAGTATTTTTTCTCCGTGATCTGGTTGGTTTTGAGCTTGAATTCAAGCTGGGATTTTTCTTCGGAGTATGCGGTTTTTCGGGCGGCAATGGCGTCGGCGGCTGCCTGTTCCGCGGCTTTCTGGGATTCCTCGTCCGCCTTTTTCTGCTCCTCAAGACGCTTTTCGTACGCCTTTTTCTGTTCCTCGGATAAGCTGTCGTAGTACTTCTTTATTTCGACGTTGACCGAGCGCCATTCGTCCGAATCGTTCTCAAGGAACTCATCGCGGAGTGATGCAAGGGTAGCGTAATACTCCTCCGCAGATATACGCCCCATATCGTAGTCGTATTTGTAGGATTCTTTCCAATACTTGAAATCCTCGCTTTTCTGTTTCCAGTAATCAGGTAGGCTGTTGTCGGGTTGGGCTTGTTTGCCGCTCGTGGCGGCAGGGGTCTGGCTCCCGGAAGCAGTAATGCCGTCCTTGTAGGATTCGGACGCAAGGCTCTGCCATTCTGCTATTGTTTTATCGGCTTCTTCTATGGCTTTTTGTGCAGCTTTAACGTCCGCCTCAAACTGTTGTCCTGCCGCCAAAGTGTTCCCGTAATCAGAAAATACAGTAGCTGTCGCTTTGATTTTGGCGAAGTAGTCATCGGAGTTTAGTCCACCGTATTTTTCATTAAGTTCTTTTAGCTTATTCTCCGCATTACGCTTAATATTATATGCTTCAGTCGCCGCTTGCTCATATGCTGACAGCTTCACGGAAGCAGTTTTTTTCTGGATATAGATATCGACCGCGTCCGTCAGGTCACTGTACTTTCCTGTGAGCTGGTCTACGACAGTGACCTCATCGCCGAGAACGCCCTGAAGCTCCTGCGCCAGAGTTGAGAGCTCCTTCTGCTCGTCGGAAGTCAGACTTACGGCAGTGCGGAGTTCGTCGTATCTCTTGACCTTATCCTTCAGCACTGACATTTCGGCTTCGTTGTCGGCGATAGAGCTTTCAACAGAATCATGCATCTGGTCAATAGCGTCATTCAGCTCTTTGGCTGCGGATTCCGCTGTTCCGGCGCTGATTGCGAAACCTGTGAGGGCAGTTGCAAGCAACCCTACCGCAACGGCAATAATACCTGCGGGGTTCATATTCATAGCTGTATTGAGGGCAATCTGCTTTGCTGTGGCAACATCAAGTTTGCCACTAAGTACGGCGTAGACTATCTCCTGCGCTGTAAGCTCGCCTTTCAGCGCAGCGCTCTTGATTGCAGCCGCTCCCTGTGCATTTCCGAGCAGAGTGACCTGTAAAGCGGCGGTCTGCCAGCTTGCAATCACTTTTGTCAGCACATTCGCGGTCTTGAAAGCAATAACCGCAGCGGTAACACCGGTGACTGCCGAGGCTATAAGGTTGATGTTTTTGAGCAGCAACGTCAGCGTTCCGGAAATAAAGCCGCCGACATTGACCGCTATCTCCTTGAGGTCGCCTTTTTGTCCTATCTCTGCAATTGAATCGGCAGCTTCGTCCAGAACAGGTATCAGACTTTCACCGATAGGCTCAATAAGCAGGTCGATTTGCCGCTTGACGTTATCAAGAGAGTTGGAAAGGCTGCTGTAATTGACATCCTTTATTGCATCCATTGCGCCGGCACAGTCGAACGCGCTGTCAGAGATATCTCCCAGCGCCAGAACCGCTTCCGCGCCCATGTCCTCCCACATGGTTCCCATAAGATTGATTCCGGCTGTGTTCTGTGCAATGGGGTCGTTCATTCCAGCAAGGGCGGTTATCACCTCTTGGAAAGCTGCTCTTGCAGAATCACTTCCCGCAGCAAACTTTTTTGCCATATTATCTGCATCTAGTCCAAGAGCTTCGAAGCCTTGTTTAGTGGTGTCAGAACCATCAATAACACGGATAGCCAGTTCCTTTACAGAATCACCTATTTTATCAAGATTCCAAGCACTATTTTCTGATCCATTCGCAAAAATTTTGAACATATCGCTTGCGGAAAGTCCCATCTTCTTGAACTGCACGGAATACTCCGAGATATTATCCAGCAGTTCGCCGGAATAATCAAGACCGTTCTGAGCGCCGCGGGCAATATAATCATAGGCTTCGGAAGCAGATACACCGAAATTCTCCATCATTGCCTTGACCGCGCGGGAACTCTCGGCGATGTCATAATCAAACACGTCCTTGAGAGCATAGGCGCTTTCAGTGACCTTTACAAGCTCCTTGTCGTCAAGTTCGCCGAGATTCTGCTTGATTTTAGATATGCTGTCTGCGATATCCTCGAAACCATCGCCGAAATTATCGCCGTAGATCTGCTCGACAATAGAACGCAGCTTATTCACTTCCTCTGCGCTGGCATTTGTTGCAGCGGCGATTTTATTTACCGAGCTGTCCAGATCATCTGCGATCTCAATTGTTCGGGAAGCAGAACTTTTCAGGACATCTCCCAATTTCTGAATACCCTGCGTAACCGCTTCCGAAACCAGATTAGCCTTGATGATGTCGCCGGTCTTGAGCGCAGCCTCGCCTGTGTTGGAAATACCGTCCTCAAGACCGCCAATCGCGCCGGTCATGTTGTCAGCCGGAGCGGTATCCATGGAGTCCTGAACCAAACCGCCAAGCCGTTCAGTTGCATTCTGTACGGCATTTACAGCCTGCGTCATGTTGTTCGCAGGTGTCGTGTCCAGTGCATCATGTATCGTGTCCCCGAGCTGCTCGGTGGAGCGCTGCGCTTCAGAAACATCGTTCTGTGTGACAATACGGACGTATCCGTCAGCCTGTGACATGTCAATTCCTCCTTCCTATCTTCGAGATAAAGTCCTGCACGGCGCTGCTGTGCTTATGTTCCGACAGGGATATCAGCTCCGGGTTCTTCCGGACGAATTCCTTTTCGCTGTCCGTAAGCTTTCCGGAGTGCTGCCGCGAACGCAGGCTTATGAGTGTATTAAAAAAGCAGTCCTTGCCGAGGTCGGCAAAAAGACTGCGGAATTTCCAGTAATGTAGGTTTTCAACGGTGTTTAAATCTATGTTGAAAGTGCTTTTAAACGCCGTGTAAATATAAGCTGAATCCTTGTTAAGATTGTACACTATCTGCTGACGAGCCTTGCTGCCGTCAACAGGTTCGCCGAGATTTAAAAATTTCAGCCCCTGCTCAATTGCAAGGGCTGTATTTTTCGGTGGATCCGGATAGAGGAGCGTTATCAGCACGGTAAGCTTTTCATGTTCCATGAGCCGCTCATCCTCCAGCGCCTGGATAATACGCAGGCAGAGCCGGAAATCTGTATTTATAGGTACTGCTTCGCCGTCGATCAGGACTGCCTGCGGCATTTGTTCAAGAAGATAATTCACTTCATGACACCGCCCTGAACCGCTTCGGTGTAGTGCCTGATGATCTGGTCGGAGGTCTGGGTGAAGTATTTTGCGGTTTCGCAGATGAAACGGATAAGCTCCGAAGGCTCGCAGCGCCCGCCTGTGAGGATCTTCGCTGTTCCCTCGCCGTAGATTCCATCTACCTGCTCGCCGAGGAATTCTGCAAAGCGGCGCAGCTCCTTGGCGTTCTCCAGCTCGGCATTTGATACACCGTTCTTATCGACTACGACCTTGAACTCCTTGGGCTTGTAGTTCTTCAGGTTTTCGTAGGTCTGGTAGAACCGTTCACGAACAGCAAGGTCTGTCGGGTAAAAACTGATGTGATGTGTTTCGCCGTTGGCGGATATTTCGATATCTACCGGGGATTCGGGGGTTACTGTGTATTTCATTGTGTTCATATAAATTCCTCCACGAAAAAGAGCGCCATTTCAGTGGCGCTCTTTATGTCAATTGCTCAACTTATGAAATCTTATCGGCAGATGAAAGAAGATTCTTCAGTTCCGAATAATTGTCTATCGTCGCCTGATCATCAACGCTTTCAGCACCGCGGTAAACGTATTTTACGGTTTTGTAAGCCTGCCATCCTATTTTTTCAAAGGAATTGCCACTGTCCTTGTATTTCCTTTCAAGCAGCTCCCCGTTATACATTGCAAGCTCCATGCTTTCCTGATTGTCAAATATGTTATCAACATTATTTTTTAACCAATCAAGTGCCGACTGAAGATCTTCTTCGGTAGCAGTTTCGGAGTCAGCTTTTGCTTTATAGAACAAGTAATCAACATATGCAGATGTACCATGCTCTTCGGGTTCAGCAAGCTCTGTGCCAAAAGTTGTTGAGGTAGAGACACTGGTAGCGCTACTTTCATACTGATTCCCAGTCTGCGAACATGCAGACAATGATAAGCAAATACCTAGCATTGCAATAATGGCTGTAATTTTACTTTTCATAAACTTAACCCTCCAGATGTGATTTTTCTACATTATATCACACCTGAAGGATAAAGTCAAGCAGAAAATGTCACTTTACGACCCGTACACTGCCGCAACGCTGCCAGCCTTAACAGCCTTGCCCGCCGCGTCAGCCTCGACTACCGTGATGGTCGCCGGAGAACCGGTCAGAGTGATAGCGGTACCGGGGGAAAGCGCAGACCAGCTTGTAACGTCCTGCCCCTCGGTGACAGTCTGAGCGGATGCGCCGCCCTTGTACACATAGTGATTACCGGTGCTGAGCTGCGGGGACACCAGCAGCACCGTACTGGTCGCAGAGCCGCCTGCGGTAGAAACGACCGTCAGCTCCTCGATACCGCCGTCACTGGTGAATGTGTTCGCCGCGCGGTCATATATACCGTATGTGCGGTCGCCCTCCCAGACGATGTCGAACGGAGCGGTCAGCCCATCGGCAGCGGAACCGCCCCAGCTCTTGAGGTCGATCTTCGCTTCCTGCGTCCATGCCGCGAACTTTTCATCGCCCTTTTTATCAAAAATAGAGACCTCCATAAAGCGGTACTTGACCTCGTCAAGCTGCTTGTTCAGGCGGTCTATCTCATACAGTTCCTTGCCAAGCGCGGAATCCCTCGCAACGAGGAACGGTGAAACCGATGTCACCTGATTGCCCTTTGTGACTTTTGTCTTGGTCTTTCCGAGGACGTTCTTTGTCTGTGTGACCGTGTTGTTGCGGGTACGCTCCATGCTCTCGTTGTCCTCGCCGATGGGATACCATATCCCGTTGATCTGTATCAGCAGTACGCTGTATTCGCGCTCTACAGCGCCTGTTCCTGTGATTGCCATGTTAACATCTCTCCTTATATATAAACTGTAGCTGCGTTAAATAAACGCCCGTTACCCTGTCCTCGGCGGTCTCGTCAAGACAGCCGGTCTCTATTACCTTGAGGCTCTGTCCGGTCTGATTCTTCGCCAGAGCGGGGAAGCTGCGCCGGTCATTCTGCTCATCTATCCACCTGCAGAACTGCTCCAGAAATTCAACATTTTTTCCGCGTTCCATGTCGCTGCTTATCGCCGTCCGGTACGCAAACTGGAACGTCACCGTGTAGATACGGTTGCCGAGAATGTCCTTGCGATAAGGTGCATTCGGAACCGTAGCCACACAGTAGCAGTCGTTATCGTCCACATAATCAAGGTAGACCGGAAGTTTCGGGTCGAGCAGCGGACACCCGGAAAGGTATTCGCAAACGCTGTCCATAACTGATTTCACGGCATCAGCCTCCTTGCGTAATTTTTGACTTCACGGACGATGGTGTCCTTAAGCGCCGCCCACATACGGTGGAACCACCGCGAACCGCGCTTTCCCTTGAGCTTTCCGTTGCGGTAGTACTGCTTATGAGCATACGGCGCGATAAACACCAGCTCGCCGCTGCCCATGCGGGAACCGAGGATAACGGATTTCTTCAGCATTCCGGTACGCATAGTGACGTATGGATCCATATGCCGGACAACTGTGTTGTCAATGAAAATCTGGAGTTGGTTAAAACCCTCCTCGGTGGGTGGCTTACCACCATTCCAGCGAAGAATAGACTTGCCACTGGCGGTAGTGAACAATACCCCTCGTTCGGTAGTAATTTTCATCGAATCACCTACTTCCCCGGTTTGGACAACAGAGCAGCAGCGGAGCTGCTGACTGTTGTAGCCAAACTGCATCATTTTGGTTTCGGTGACAGCCGTCACCGATTTCCTGACGGAAACCACAAAAATGACGCCGTTATTCTTCCTTTTACACACCAGATACCTCCCAGTGCCGAAGGCTAGGAGAACCGAACCGGCAGTCACGAACCGCTGTGATTATCAATTTTTCGGTGTGCTGCCGTTCAAGTTCCGCTGCGCTTGAGATATTTCCACATTCGCCCCGGACGATTATGTCGCCAGGGGAAAGCGTGAACTTATCTTCGGGGCAGCCGCTCCGGAACCATTCCGCTGCCGGCACAAGAGCAGGCATATCCGGAATCATGACCATAATGCTGTCGCTGTCGTCCTTTCCTGATTTGCCGAACGCGGCTCCGGTCGTGTAGTCCCAGAATGCTCCGTGAACTACCGTGCGGCGGAGCTTCTCCGATTCGCGCCCCTGCTGCGGGATCTTGTTGTAGACCGTGATGGTTTCTGTAAACCTCATTCCCGCGCCACCCCTCTGTAAAGCCACTCCGCAGGTAGCCACGCGCGGCAAATCGCGCGAACCATGACGGATTCAGATGTTCCCTCGGAACTGCTCGCCAGTGTGTAACTCCAGCTCCCCACGCTTTCGGACTGCTTCACCATGCCACCGTTGCCATCTGTAAGCAGCAGGCTGTCGCAAAGCTCGCAGCAGCACATTTTCAGCCGTTCATCGTCGGAGTTCCCGGCGGCGCGCCCGAACGTCAGGTTATCGAGATACGCGGAGGCTTTGGCGGCAAGCCGGAGGAAATCCTCCTGACTTACCGCCTTGCCGCCGTAGCTGTCGGTGTAGTAGGCGTAGTCAGCGTAACTCATGTTTTAGCTACCGCGCACACGCGGATAGAGGGCAGCATGTTGTCCTTTATCCAGAGGTCGTGGAACTTGCGGTATGCAATGAGCCATGCGTCAGCGGACTGGTTAGCGTCCGGGTCGATGATCTTAAAATTATCCGTCTTGGAAACGGCTATCGGCGCGGACTTCGGTCAGATTATCCAGTTTATCTGGGTCGCCTTTGCGGCAGGAGTGAAACCGCCGGCTTCCTGACCGCCGGTCGTGCCGTCGTTGAAGGTGTAGGCGGTTTTCATTCTCGCAGAGGGAACCGGAATGATAGGAATGCCGTTGAAGTACCTCACCTTGAGGTCAAGGCTGCCCTGCTTGAAATCTCCGGCGTTAATGTACTTGGTTATCTTTTCGCTGTTGTTCAGCATATCCGAAACAGTGATAGGCATGATGATCACAAGGTCGTCAGCTCCGGTGGCGTCCTGCGCCGCTGTTATATCAGCGGAAAGCGTGGACAGGATGGTGCTTGCCGCCGGGGTGTAAGTCCTGCCGTAGTTATCCTTTGCCAGAGCGTAGATCCTGCTGTAGCGGTAAGCGTCCACTTCCGGAATTACCTTTGTGCGCTGGAACTCGCTCATTACAGCGGAAGCGCTTGCAACGAAGTTTGTCTCGTCAACGTCCATCTTGTCGAGCAGGAACTTTCTGCCTCTGTCCTGGGTCAGGGTTCTGGTCTCGTATGAATAGGTGATAGCGCCCTGAACGTAGCCGCTGTCGCGGTTGTACTTGCCAAGACCGCTGAGCGACATCTTCGGGATCTTGACTTCATTACCGCCGGAATACTTGGTCTGTCCGGCGTTGTCCTCCATCCAGCCGGAAGTTGCTCCCTGCATCATCTGCAGGTCGAGTGCGGTCTGGAATATCTTTGCCGCTTCTATCGTATTGATTGCCATTATGGTGTCCTCCTTTACTTCTTTACGCCGATTCCGGCGAAAATCTGTTCCTCAAGGTTGTTTGCGCTGGCGCTGACGTTGCTCTGCGTACTGCCCATGAACAGCCCGGGCTTCTGTTCCGCTGCGAACACAGACGGCTCAGACTGCTTCAGCCCCTCGAGGTACTCCTTGCCGCCGACGAACTCGCCGTTCTCCAGCTTGAAGCCCTTGCCCTTGAATTCGTCCAGAACGGACTTGCGGACGCGGTCACTTGCGAACTTGTAGCCGCCGAACAGCTTCTCTGCGGCGAAATCCGCCTGCTGCGCGGACAGATTAGCGTTGAGGTCGTCGGTGTCCTGCTTGTACTTTGCGTTCAACTCGTCGAGCTGCTTCTGAAGCTCCTCGGACTTGTTATCCGCCTTGAGCTTTGCGAGATCCTTGTCGCGGGCGGCAAGCTGCTTGGTAAGCTCATCAAGCTTAGTCTTGTCGGCTGCGGCTTCGGCAGCGGGGACGAACTCCTTGCTCATTACCTCGCCTATCTGCTTGGTCTGGTCTGCGGTAAGCTCTATTCCGAGCTTCTGGAAAAGTACCTTTAACTTATCCATAAAAATCCTCCTTAAAAACAGGTAAAAAAATGTACCCTTAGTAAGGGTAGCATGACTATGTGGTATGTGTAGCTGCTGACGTACCGGGGCGGATCGCGCTGATTGCAGCGCTGGCGCTTTCGCGTTGCGTCCGCGATCATCGCCGCCTGCTTCGCTTTGCAGTATCGGTTGTTCTGGATCATGGGAACTCCTTTCGTAAAATGGGTATAAAATTGCACCCCCATTGCTGGGAGTGCATATCGTTATTTATGAAACAGGCTTATCAGCCTGCACCCATTGTTTCAGTTTTTCAACGTAGGCTTCGGCTGTGCCGTAGGTTTCCGGATTGTAGGGAGGAGCTGCTTTGCCAAATTTATTGTAGTATTGCATGACTAGCTTTCTGGTCTCTGCTTTAGAAATAACCTTTACGTCAGTTACCGGTAATACCATCTATATCCCTCCCAAGTTTTTTAGCTGTCATTGATATGTAAGTGTTATAAATGTCAGGAAGCGTTTCTTTTACAAAGCCAAGAGCCTCTGTATCGTTGAAACATTCAAGCGTAAACATGTTAGCAAAAATTTCTCTTTGCTTTTTACCCTGCCTATTCCAATAATCAGATTCATGCCCGGCCGCCAGAGGAATATGTCCTCCGGTCACTGCGCTCATAATATCCTGAAGAGGAGCATTTTGAGATAGGGTATCAGAGTTGTTGATTATTTCGGCAACAGATTTACGGTCTAATGTATCTTCATACTTTAAAATTGCTTCCGTGAATGCTTGACGTTTATCCGATTTAAACATCTTGTTATCTATCCTATGAGCAATCTCATGGGTCAAACTCATATTCAAATCGTAGTTTTTGAGCTGAGGATTTGTTGGATTGAACACAAACGCATCAATATTTGAAGCATATCCCATTGTAATGTTTTCGTTGTCAGTTTCAAGATACTTAGCACCGTAGCTGTACTGCTTTAGTAACTTCATATGATTCCTAGGCACATCACTATTGAGAAACGTATCATATTCACGCCTTGCGGATTTCAAATCCAGCTTGCCATCAGAATAATGAGAAGCAAACAAATGTTCAGTTCCCATATAATTATACGAACTTTCAATGGAATTGTCAAGTTTAAGCTGCGCCTTTTCAAACTCCCGCTGTTTCCGCGTAATCGCCCCGGTCTTGCCCGCAAGTCTGCGGTCATACCCGGCGACGTAAGTCCGCTCATACTGCGTGTAGCTGTCAGCAGCCTTGCAGAAATCCTCATAGATATCCTTCTGCCGCCGGAGCTTAATGCTCGCAGCGGTGAAACTCTCCTCGTCCCCGGCAGCGTCGGCGACAATACAGCGATCTTTCTGCTTTCGCATGGCGCGCTCCATCTTCCTCATCTGCTGTGACGCCTCATAAGCTGTGTATTTACGCCCCTCATAGGTGAACGGCGGCTGATCTATGTTCTGGAGTTCCTCCTCGGTGTAAACTGGCTCGGACACGCCGAGGATTATCGGGAACACATCATGGCGGCAGTTCGGCTCGCTGATGAGCGGCTTGATTATCCGCTCATACTGTTCCTGCGTGTACTGCCGCCCCTGATAAACTGCGTGGGACGGTCGCGAACCAGAGTGCGCCGACATCTCCCAGCCGTCCGCGCCCAGCTCCTCGCCGTTCTGCTCGGATATCCGGTGCGTGACATGCGCCACGCTAGTAAGGATTGCTCTCCGCGCCGCGACTTCGATACGGTCGGAGCGCCCGCTCTCATAATCTATGGTTCGCACGCCGCTCGCCGCAAGTTTATTGCAAGCCTGCCGGATCGCGGTCATGTAGTCCGTTGCTCCGGTCACGACCTTCATGTGCGCGGAATCCATCTCCCGGCGGTACATATCAGTCATGGAAAGGTAATACACGCGCCCGAGGAAATCGTGGTCGGCGAACCCCATCGTGTTTGTGAGGTTCTCGCATTTTCCGGCGGTCTCCGCTATCTGCGCGGAAATGAGCTTCTGGAGCTGTGCGTTTTCTTCCAGCGGAACAGCCGCGCCCTTGTCGGCTCCAAGCATTTTCCGGTCGAACTCGTCGGACTGTGCCGCAGCCTCACGGATAAGCCGGTTGATCTCCGCAGCGGAACTGCCGTTTATCTCGGCGATTTTCGCGGCGATTTCGTCCGTGGAAAGTCCAAGGCTCCGCGCTCGGTAAAGCTGGTATTCAGCCGTATCGGTTATTTGTGCGCCCTTTGCAATGCGCCGGGCTATGTCCCGGAGGATAAACTCGGAAAGCTGGTCGTAAAGATCGGTCAGCTCCTGCGGCAGATTCTGAAGCTGTTCCGGAGTGAGCATTTATTCACCCCCAAAGGCTTCAGTCATAGGCGGGAGCATTTCACGCGCCCGCTCCGTAGGAACGCCGAAGTACCACGCATTGAAGTCCTCGGCTTTGAGCAGTCCCGCCTGAACCATCTGGAAGCGGCGGTTAAACTCAGTGCCAGTGTCCTCGAACACGCTGTCGCCGAACTCTATTGCGCACTCGCCGTCCTCGCACTCCACGCCGTAGAACCGCGCCAGCGTGACAATGATTTGACTGAGCGCCTGCAGTACCGGGCGCAGCTGCCGCTGAATCTGGCAGACCGTGTTGTATGTAGTTCTGTCCTCGGACAGCACCTGCGTTGCGGTGACAAGTCCTTTCTGCGTATCGAACGAGAACGTTCCGGAGCTTACGCCTATCTGCGTTTCGTAGAACCGCAGCTCCTTGTTGATTTTGGCGCTGTGCTCGGTCTCGCGTATCTGCGGAGCATAAGCCATTATCTGCTGTTCCATTGTGGAGGTACCGTCGCCGCTTATCCCTACAAAGTAATCGTCGGGAATACCGCTGTTTTCCTTTAAAACGGTGCGGTCGGCGAATACCTTTGCGGACATCTTCTTAAATTCCGCGCAATACTCGGAATGCGCCTCGTCTATCTCATGCAGCGTGCCGAGGGAGTTCGCGAAAATGCTTATAGGCAGTTCGCTGTCGAGGTCGATGTTGTTCGCGTATGGCGTCCGGAACGTCGCTATCATGGGAATATCCGAGGGAATCTGCCCCTCCGGAAGCAGAACCGCCCATTTCGGCACAGTCGCAAGCTCCACAGCGTGCTTTGTGCCGTAGAGATACGCCGTGTTCCGGACGGTATGCACGCCGTTCTGGAATATGTGATGTTCCCGGCGTTCGTATATTTTGCCGTGGTACCGGATACGCTCGAAAAATACGCCCTCGGTTACATGACCGTTCTCGTCCAGAGTCATCGGCAGGAAGTCCCGGCTCGTTCCAGAATCGAAGAACATTTCACCGGACTGCACGAAATACGGCTTAATTACCGTGTAGCCGCCTACAATGGTCTGCTGAACTATCCTGTCGAGGTTCGGCAGGAGATTCTTCTGGACGTGCCTGTTCAGCTCCTCGTCTGCGATTTCAAATTTGATTTCGCCTGTGACGAGCTGCGCCAGATACGCGGTAGACACGTACGCCGTCGGCAGCGGCTTGAAATTCTTGTGGGTCTGCGCGAACGGAAGCTGTCCCTGAAACGCGTCCCACCAGAGGGAAGTCGCGGAGCGCATGGTCGAGCTTACCGCCGAATCTGTAATATTAAAGTCGTCCACGCTCGTTCCTCCTTTCCCCTTAAATAAGTCTTTAAGCGCGTTTAAAATACCCATTAATCCCTCCTGATAAGCCGCGGAATATACCGCTCGAAGCTGTACTCGAATGCGTCCAGCGTATCAATATCCGAGGTGCCGTTATCCAGACGAATGTCCTCGCCGACAACCTTGTCGTCGTACACCGCGCCCTGAAATGCGTCCCGCAGCGTTTCGCAGTCGGAAGTCAGCAAGAATCTTTCGCCGCCCATAAGCATGGTCGTTGCGCGGATACGGTCGATTATCGGGCGTTTCATGGAGTTCTTCACAGTCAGGTCGAGCGGCTTTATGTATTCCCGCAAGCCTGAAATCAGCGTCTGCTCGGCGCTGTCGGCGTAGATGTCCTCGATCCTGCCGAAATCCCGCTGAACGTCCTCGCAGAACTCGTAGATACGCTTGTATATCTGCTGCGGGGTCAGTCCGGTTGCGGGAACACGTTCGCTCCGCAGGGCGATGAGCTTTTCGTAATTGTAGGTCATTCCGGTCGCGACCATAGCATGAGCCGAGCCGTTGCCGCCCCAGTCCACGCCGACGTTTATCATGTCCAGCCGTGGGAGCGGTTCCGGCGCGGCGAACGCGGGGATATTATCCGAGAACACACGGTAAATAGCCCCCGCCGCGACTACCCACTTTCCGAGGATGAACCGGTCGTAGAACACGCCGGTGTACTCCTTTTTCAGCGCGGAAACGTAGTCGGCGGGGAGCGTTGTGTTGTCGTCAATGCTGAAAAAGATGTTCAGCAGGTCGTCCACTAGCCCCTTGTTGTCGAGGTACTTTTTCTTGAGCCAGTGGGTCGGAGTGTCCGGGTTGGTGGTCGCGAACAGTTTCGCGCCGGGCGCAGACAAACGTGACAGCAGCATGACGAAGAAATCCTCCGGGAACAGCGTAAGCTCGTCGCAGTAAGCGCCGCCCAGCGTGATTCCTCGGATCTTATTCTCGGAGCGCGCGTCGTTCGCGCCCTCCAGCATTATCTTCCGTCCAAAAAGAACGCCCTCCTTTGCGGAGAGCGAGAATGTGAAGTTCCTTTCGCCGATAAGCTCCTGAAGCGGCAGCAGGCAGTTGCGCTTGAGAGTCTGGAGCGACTTCGCGGTCATCATGTACAGATAGTCGCGCGGGCGGGAAGCCACCCACAGCGCCCAGAGGATCAGCGATATCCATGTCTTGCCAGAACGTACCGAACCCTGCAAAACGGTCAGGCGCGGAAGCTTGTTCTGCTTGAACAGCCGCATGAGGTCGTTCTGCTTTTTCGTGAATGTAACTTTACCCATTTTTTAACGCCTCCAGGATATCCGCCAGAGCGCCGTCAGCATTGCCCGAACCGCCGCCGTTTCGGCTGTAATCCTCGCCCTTTTTATTAATAAGGTAGAATTCAATAGCTGGCTGGGACGGAGGAATGTGGCGTTCCTTTGTTTCCACGGTCTTTACGCCGTTCACATATTTAATAGTGCGGTCGGTGACAGTGTAGCCGGTCGCCGCGCGCAGGAGCGCCTGCTCCACCTCGGCGGTCAGCAGCTCGCTGTTCTGGGACAGGAGTTCGTTCAGACCGCCGCAGCGGGATTTTATCTCAGCTATCTTCTTAGCGCGCTTAGCCTCGTTATTTGTGGACAAGTAAGCCTCCACAAGCTGCTGCACTGCGGAGGTCTGGTCTGTGCTGTTTTTTTCGCGCTCGGCAATGGCAGCGCCGAGGGCTGCTATGCTCTTTTTCTTCCTGCTCATGCTGTCACCTCTTTCACATACGTTTAAATGCGCTTAATTTGCGTTTAAGCCCGCGATTTGCTACGGGGCGTGGAAATTACCCTTTGAAAAATCTGCGTAGCTTACAGGCGATTTTCCGCGCTGATTTTCCTGTGCTGTCCGGATATGCCTTCAAATGCGTTCAAAGGGGCTTCAAATTCGTCGTTTGTGTTCCGGCAATGAAATTACCCTCGGAAATGCACAAGGCGCTTACAGACGATTTCAGGCGGGTACTTTAAACACCCGCCCGAAATCATGATGATATAGCTTCGCCCTGTCCGTTCGGAATATGTTCCGCAGATATCAGGGGATATTCTTCGCAGTTCCGGAGCTTATCAACGGAACCACAGGCTGACTTTCTATCTCGCAGCCGAGGATAACCTCGTAGTGCCTGCCGTAGATCGTAACGTCCGCCACAGCGCGTTTACCGCGCCGGTTAAATCGAATTATCTTGTGTTCAAAGCGCCGCAGGAACCCGTCTGTGATGTGCAGCGCGCCGCCGGAAAAGTAGCCACGGCTTATTCCCAGCGCGTGACCGTCATTGCAGAGGAATCTGATATATTCCTCCTCGGTCTGGCTGAGCTGCGAGCGGCTGAGTATCCGCAGCGTTCCATAGCAGAACTTGACCGCCTGCCAGATGTCCGGGGTCAGCTCCGCGTCGAGGAACACATATCCGCTGAACAGCAGCACTTCGCGCTGTACCCACCTGCGGCGGTGGCGCTCCTGAACCAGTCGGCGTGGAGCATACGCCGTGATTTTCTTTTCGGCAAGCTGCCGGACGACCGCCATCTCCTTGCCGGACTGACAATATATAACGTACATTATTCCTCCTGCGATTTGCTGTTGATGAACTGCACCAGCGAGCGGTACAGCTCCGGATCTTCCTTTGCCATAGCGTCGAAAATATCCTCTTTAAAGCTTTCGAACGCCACATTTTTCAGGTTCGCCGTCTTGATATCCGTGGAATTTTTCAGGCTCACCGCTCGGATCAGCGCCGTTGCTTTCTCGATAAGCTTCAGCGGGTCGGCTTCTTTCAGCGCGATCTCGTCCATCTGCTGGACTGCCTGCAATACCTTGTGGGATATCAGCCGGGCGATTCCCTCGGTGGTGTCGAGCTGCGGGAACTTCTGCATTTCCTCGGTCAGAGCGCGCATATTCTCGCTTGCAAGGCGTATTTCCTGCACGCTGGCGTTCAGCCCCTGCGCGTACCTGCAGACCGCCGCCTCGGACAGCGTGACGTTCGCGGTGTCCCGTACGAAATTGCAGACGTCCCGGTAGGTGTAATCTCCGAGGATCATCTGCTCGACCGCTTCCTTGATGTCAGACGGCAGCTTGTCTATCTTGCTGTGCTTACGTTTCATGGCTCACCGCCTTATGCACGGATCGGAAATTTTGCCGTTCAGGAATGCTATACCCTTTGCGGTAAGCTTAGCCTCAAGGCTGTGCAGTTCCGCGTCGGCGAGGTCGGCTACTTCATTGTGGAACTCCACGTCACGGAGCTTTATGTAGCCGCCCTCGTTCAGATAATTCACGCAGTCAGCTATCTCCGGAGCGCTCACATCGACCTCCAGACCGTATTCCAGCTCACGTATGCGGACGTATTTTGTCCGCAGCGTATTTATAGCCCGAAGCACCCGGGCGTTGTTGTCGCAGAATTTCTCGCGGTGTACTCTTTCCATGTCCATCTATATCACTCCCTTTTGAGATCGTCAATCTTTGTTTCGAGCCGCGTCATGGTGCGGATAAAATCGGAGTTCCGCACGGTGTTTTCCTTGAGGAAATCTATGTTGTTCTCGATTTTCTCGATGGATTTTTTCAGCTCGTTAAGCTCGGATTTGCTGGCGTACTTCTCGTCGGCGCTTTCAAGCTTGTCTTTGAGTTCATCAACATCGGAGCGGCTTGCGCGGCTGGCAAGCTTGTTTTTAAGCTCCTCTACATCGGAGTGGCTCGCACGGCTGTCCAGCTTATCAAAACTGCGCTTGAGGAAGAACGTTATCGCACCCATGCCGACGGTAAGTATCATATTATAGATTGTGTCGAAATCCACGGTATCACCTCTTTAAAATGTTATTTTTGCTACGCATATTATACTATAAAAATGTATCTTTGTAAAAAGCGAAATCACAAAGCGAAACGACATAAAAAAACGGCTCACCGCGTTTGCGATGAGCCATAAATCACTTTGAAAGCCGTCTTACCTCCGACACCGGAAGCTCCAGTTCCCGGGCTATCTGCTCCGGAGTGTCGCCGTTCTGCCGCCTTGACCGGATATACGTAGAAATTTCCGGGGACGACACCAGCGATCGCGCTTTCGGTATCCAGATCTGTGAACCGCCGAATGTATCCACCAGCGCCTGGTAGTTTTCCAGCCCGATGATGTCAGCCACCTCCTGCTGGTCGGCGTTAAGGTGGCTCTTCTTTACCAGCATTGCAAGTCCCATGCTTATCACTCCTTTTCAGTTTATTCTGCTCTGAGCGGAGTATCCGCTTGAGCATTTCAATTATCTCCGAACCCTCTGCCCGGGTTACACGGCTGAAAATATCCCTGTCCGGGCGGATTTCTCTGCCGGTCACCTTGGATATTACACCCCTCAACCGTTCCCGGGGCTTGATGTCCGACGGAGAAATCTCGGCTATCCGGTACATCAGCTTGAAGCACATATTCTGCTGTTCCTCTGTAATGAGTTCCGGCTTCGGCGCGACCTGCGAGCGGTATTCCTCCAGCCGCCTGATGATGAAATCCGCCTGCTGCTCGGTCAGTTCCGAGATGTGGTCTTTAAGCGAAAACTGCTTTACCCAAAGATGGAGGTTGTCGTCGTTCCCGGCGCTCCGGTCGAGCAGTCCGGCGGCAGCGCCGAGGGCATATATCCGCCGGATCTGTTCCTTGGTAGCCATCAGGTCACCGCGATCTTGGTGGAACTGTCCACCGCAACGCCGAGATTGATACAGCGGAGCAGCCGTGCTTCGTCTGCGCCGGACATCTCCGCAACGCTCCGGAATGTCTGCCAGACCGCCGCCTCGGCGTACAAGTAGGCGTAATCTCCGGCGTCCTGCTCCGAAAACCCACCGATTTTCATGAGGTTGTCGCGGTCAGTCTCAAACTTCGCGCCTTTAAGTTTCTTCGCAAGCGCGGATTTCGCCTTATCTCCGCAGGGGAGCTGCGCAATTATCTCCTCCGGCGTTGACCTGGTGTAATTCCCGGTGAACATTCCGATGAGCATGCGCTCAATATCCTTGTTCTTCGGCTTGACCTCGGTTTTGACGGCTTCCTCAAAGATATCCGGAAACATCGCCCCCAGCGTTTCTTTAAGGTAATGCGGGTAAACTATTGTCAGCGCCTGCGCCTCGGTGTAGGTGACTGCCGCCTGAGAATCCGGATCGGCGTACACGGTGGACTTGAACTTTGTGTCAACTACATCATCGCCGCCGCGCTCCAGAAAATACGCTTCAAGCTCTTTCCGGCGGTCGTTGAGCTTTGCGATATCCGCCTTGATACGGCTCAGTTCCCGCACCTTGTCAACGATATCACTCATCTGCCGTTACCTCCTGATAAAGCTTTGTTGCGCACAGCGGACAGCAGAATATACCTCCGAACTGCTTAACCTTTTCCGCGCCGCCGCAGAAACGGCAGGTATCAACATGTTTTGTGATGATGAGTTTCCCGTCAGCCGAGGCGGTAAGGTCGACCGCAGTTCCGGCGTCAAGGTCGAGGTGCGCCGCCATGTCGCGCGGGATAGTCAGTCCGCGGGACTTGGTAAGCTTTTTAAATTTAATTTCCATGCTGTTTTATCCTCCTTTAAATGATGTTTAAGTAGTGTCATCCACGCCGAGAAGCGCCATCATATCGTCGAACCCCTGACGCGCGCCGTGTTTCCGGCGGGAAACGCCCCGGAACTCCACCGGAAAACACTTCTCAAGCACGCGGTCGTATATCCGCGCGTATCGCATGTCTGCGGGATTTTTCAGCTCCTCCAGCGTGAGATTCGTTGTATATATCACCGGCAGTCCTGCGCGGTAGCGGCTGTCCACGATGTTGTAGACCTGCTCCAGAGCGTAATCCGTGGAGCGCTCCGCGCCCAGGTCGTCGAGGATAAGCAGGTCTATCGCCGACAGGCGGCTGCAAAGGTCGCTTATACCGTTTTCGATGAGCTTGACAAGCGAGGTCATAACGACCGACACTCCCTGCGCCAATAGTTCGTTCGCAATGCACGCTGCCGTGTAGGTCTTGCCGGTACCCACGCCGCCGAACAGCAGCAGACCGCGGTTGTCCTGCTTCATCTGCTGGAATTTTGCGGCGTATCTGCGACATATCTCCACGCTGCGGGCGTTTTCGCCTGACTTGTCAGCAATAGTGAACCGCACCGCCGACAGTGAGTTGTCCATAAGCGACAGCCGGCGAAGTTCATTCGCCCTCATGTTCGCCAGGATCGTTTCGCTGCGTTTCTTTTCTTCCTCTTTGGCGCGGGTCATGCATTCGCACCAGACCGGCACGATTATCTCCTCGCCGCTGACCTCAATGCGGCTGCGCTTAAAGCCGCCGCACTTTCCGCAGCGGAGCAGACCGTCCTCGTCGATGTAGTCGCCCTCCAGCGGGGGATTGCTCTGCATGTGCGCCGCTGCCAGCGATTTCACGAATGCCGCGCCGTTCACCTTATCCATAGTCGTCAAACGGATTGCCTGACATCGGCGGCGCTGGAACGCTGTCCGAATACTGCCCCTCGGCGACCTTTACGAGGTTGCCCGGCTGCATTATCCAGTCGAAGCTTGCCCGCCAGCCGCGGGAGTTCCGCCCGCAGAGGAATGCGCTCTGAGCGGCTGTCCGGAACACCTGTTCCAGATCGTAGCCATCCTTCTGAGCCTTGAAGATAGCGCGCTTGCGCTTGTCGGTCAGCCGCGTCGCCGGGGGAAGCTTCGAGCATATCCGGTTGAAACAGTCGAGAACCGCCTTGTAGTCGTGCGTGGGCGGGTTCTTCAGCTCTTTCAGGAACGCCTGAAGTTCTTTCCACTGCGATGGGGTCAGCTCTATGTCCGTGGAACGGTCGTTATCATAGTCGTAAAGCTTGAATTTCATGCAATCACTCTCCTTTCTGCCGGGTGTACCCAGCGTAATCCCTGCTCTGCGTTCGCACGGGCTTGCAACCGTTTCCGCTGCCGGAAGCCGCATTAAGGCGGGGGACTATGCCCCCGGGTATACATCTAACATTTAATAAGTCTTATAGACTGATTGTTGCGGATAAAGTGTGCTTTCATTCGTGAAAAACTTCCCCAGAATGGTGAATATGCGGTGTATGCCGCCATTTGTGTTATGCTTTCCCGTCTGGCTTTCGAAACTTTTTTCAGCTTTTGCTTGTCAGCCGCAGAAAGGCACGAATGCTTTGACGGATAATAAAACCTGCTGCGAATATCACAGTCGTTGACGCAAGTGTATAATGCACATTTCTTGTTTACATACACCGTCAGCACATATTTTAGTTTCTTTTCAGGCTGAACCGCGATATCAACGGTGTATCCGTCTATCATAAATTTCGCGTGTCCATACGGTCTAGACAGGGATTTCTCGACTTTCTCCCATTCTTCATCTGTCATGGTCATCACCCCGTTCCACAAGGTAAGTAGCCCTCATATCCGCCATATGGAGCAGAACCGCCAGAGGATACTTCTCATAAGCGGCATTCAGTCCCCGGTCGCCGCCTCGGAACGCATTATCGAATGCTCCCATGTGCCAGCGGATAGCTGCGGCTTCCTCGTCCGACAGCTTGATAAACTTGCTTGCAAGGTACAGCGATTTTTCACCGTGGCCCAGCGGCAGCTCGTCCTCGAAAACATAGACCTGCTTCTCGACCCACGCGCCGTTCTCCTTGACGTTCCGCTTTTCCGTTCGGTAGCAGTTCGCCTTGCAGATGTCGTGCAGCAGCGCAACGATGATGATAGTTTCAGACGGATAAACCTTGCTGTTCGGGTCGAGATTGAGTTCAGCGCAAACATTTATGCTGTGCATAAGCAGTCCGCTCTCGAATGCCCCGTGATATTTTGCGCTTGCCGGGGCAGTAAAGAAGTCTGTCTCCTCCTGAAGATAGAGGATAAGCTCCTCGATACCGTCCCTGTTCGTCGTGCGAAGCAACTCTACAAAATCGTCCGCTAATTTTTTCTGTGCTTCCTTGTCCATAAAAATCCTCCTTATATTTTTCCTTGCTCTGCGTTATCGGGCTTGCAACCGTTTCCGTTACCGGAAGCCGCATTAAGGTCAGCCAGAGCGTAAGCAGTGGCTGAAAAAACCTCTATCATATAACACTCAAAGGCTGAATCTCTGCAAATCTGCATTGTAAAGCCATTCGCAGGCTCTTTCTGAATCGAACGGGCTATTCATTCTCTAAAAACCTCTGCACCTCGGACTGCCGTTCCGCACGTCCGATCCGTATGCCCTTGCACACGCCCTCATGGTACGACCGGCGGTCAACGGCTTTCCGCAGGTGCTTGTAACAAGCGGAGTATCCGATAATTACTGCTGCCGCGAAGGCAACAAGCAGGAATATCAACGCCAGAAGCCGGCAGGGCAGCAGTCCCAGCGAAAGCGCATTAGCTAGCGCCATCAGCTCAACGCCGCCGAGGAACGCAAGCATGTATTCTATTTTCATTTCAGCAGCTCCTTTCTTATCCGCTTGATGTTACCGCTTATCTTGTGTTCCAGCACCAGCTCGTCCGGGGTGTCCTTGCAGACGAGCCAGTTTTCCGGATTCAGCCTGATGGAAGCAATGCTCTGCTTCTGGCGGCGGGTGGGATTCTTTCCGTGCTTCATGACCGCACCGCCTTTTCCGCGCCCTTGAGGTCAAGGTGCATCATCTTCGCCATGCGGACTATCCCGTTAAAGTCGTAGTCGCCGGAGTCAAAGGCGTTCCCGAACAGCCGGACTGCTCCGCGAATTCCCTCGGCGGTCTGGGCTACCTTGTAGAGGAGCGTCAGCTCCTGCTCCCTGCCTTCAAGCACCGGGAACAGCATTTTGATGTCCTCGGGCTGAACGTCCCCGGTGCTTATCTGCTGCCGCTGCCATGCGCGGTTCGCGACCTGACGGTACTGCTCCCGGGACTTGCCCTCGATTTTCTCCCGTATCCCCTGATTCCCGACCAGAACAACGCCGAGGGTCTGGCGGCGCTCTGCAAAGAAATCCGCGAACGAACGCAGCGTTTCGATACTGCCGTAGGTCAGAAGCTGCGCTTCGTCCACTGCAACGACCATTCCGTCGTGTAGCTTCGCCGCAATGCTCATCCACAGGTCGTCCCGGGACTGTGTGACCGGAACTCCCAGGTTCAGAGCCAGCAGTTTCAGCACTGCCTTTGTGCTCTTGGTGCAGGGATTTATCGTTATCATCACGCTGTCGTGAGGGTGATCCTCTATGTACTTGTGGAGCGCCTTCGTCTTGCCGACTCCCGCGTCCCCGGTCACGAACGCGAACCCGCCCTTGAGCTGTGTGTTCCGCACCGTCTTGTATACCCTGTCTCTTATACACATCTCCGAGCCCACGAGACC